CTGACTTTCTAATTTTTGTTTCTGTCTTGCTAAACCTTTCTCGGCATCTCCATTCGCATCTGTGGTATCCCCAAAGTCAAACATTAAGATACTGGACAAAGTTACTCCATTCTCGAACTGATTAGCGTTGTATTGCCCTATTAGACTTTCTACTTGCGCATCGAAAAAAGCACCACTCCACATAGGCAAAGGGTAATCTATCATTCCGCTCTCATATTCCATAATAGGAATAATAGTGCGACCATCTTCATCGTAGTTAGGATATAATGTGCGCTCTATTGGTCTAATTCGAGTATCGTTCCAGTCTTTACTTATCGCTACCGCTTCGGGTTTTTCCCCGAAATACTCCATAAATCGCACTTGACTTGCATCTAAATGGTATACGAATACCTCGCTACCTTTACGGATAGCTTCAATAAAGCCATAGCCATACGTTCTTCTGTCTTTAGCCACTCTTTTAGCCAACTCAAACCAGTTGTAATACTTGTTTAAGTCTTTTGTCAACTTGCGTTCTAACTGCATATTTTCAGTTAACAACGCACCATAGCTAACGTATTCAGCAAACGAGTTAATTACCGCTTTCAAAGTGCTACTTTCTTTAGCTAATTTAGATACTTTTTGAGGGAATAAATTGTTATCTACTGTGCTAACAATTCTTAAACCTTGCTTAGTAACTATCTTTTGCTTATCTGTGTAGTCTGGTAACTGAATTACGTTATTAGTTACTTGAAAGCTTGTTTGATGGCTTTTTCTTGGATGGTTTTTTATTCTCTTCTGCACGTTCAATGAATCTAATCAGTTTGGTAAATTGTGGTAACAAGCTATACTTGTAAATTAACTCCGCTGAAAGGGTGTTGGTGTCAAGGATACCAAAACCCCTAACACCAATTTTTTGCCCTTTATACTTCTTCTTGTAAACCCACATATTATACAGATGTTGCTGCTACTAATTCTGCTACGATTGCTGGAACAGTTGTAGCTGGAGTAGATGCTCCGCTAATTCCGCTCAATACTCGTAAGAACTCGCCTTGCTCTGCCATCATAGTGAATGAGAATAGGTTATCATCTGCTTTCGCTCTACCACTTGTAGACTCTGCTGACATAAACGCTGCGAATGCCTCATCTCCAAACTCCTCATCGTAACCGATAAACAAAAGTCTATCGCCATCGTACAAACGAGCTACCATATACTGCTCACACGAATCTTTGATAGCTTGTAATTCTTTACGCTGAGTGCTTGTTGGGTTAGCTACTGCAAAGTTTACCTCTACTTGGTTACTTCTCTCCATTGCTTCAGTTACTTCACATTCTCCACGCTTAAAATTGATTTTACCAAAGCCAGTACCTGCCGTTGCAAACACGATGTTTGTGATGTCGTGGTCACTTCCTAATGTGATGCTTGAAACATCTGCAACTGGAATGGTGTAGAGTTCTTTGACTCCTGCCGTTCTTGGGCAGTTTGAACCTGCTACTGCTGCTAAACTTAAATTTGCTGCCATTTTATATTTATTTTTTTTGTTGTTAAAAGGGAGTGAATTAACACCCCCTTTATAAATTTAATACTATCGGAATAAAACGATGTCCTCGCCGTTGGTGTAGTTAACATCAAAAGCATAGTCACATCTGTAACGAACAGTTCTGTCGCCAGTCACTTCGTACTGAGGTAAGATAGATACGTTATTCCACTCTGCATCTAAAGCAGTTCCAAAGTGTAGGTTAGATACGTTAGCTGCTACAATTGTGTTCGCAGATACGAAAGGCAAAATAGCCAAACGATTACCTAAGAAATCCAATTCTTTTGCGCCAATGTAGTAAGAACCAGCACCGTTAGCTGCTGCTGCTTGAGCCAAAGAGTAAGCTTTGCCCAAACCTTTGTTTCCGAAGATATAGAAATCTGGGTCATCTTCTACTGACTCGCTCAATCCGTTGTATACGCTTGTCAATACTGCTAAAGCGTTAGAAGCGTTGATGTAGTTGATGTTACCACTTGTGAAAGTTCCAGTAAATCCGCTTGTATCTAAAGCAATAGAGAAAGTAGTTCCGCTCAATACTGTGATAGCGTAAGAAGCACCATCTAAATCACTCCAATCAGTTCCAGAAGAGCCTACCATAGAAGAGAAAGTAACTACGTCGCCAGTCTGCAAGTTAGATGTAGAAGCTACTGTTAAAACTGCTGGAGATGCTTTAGTAAAAGCCGTTACCGCTACTTTATCAGAATCCAATTTGCTTACATCGCTACCAGCTTCCATCAAAGGAATAAGACCAGTTACTACGTTAGAAGATGCAGATACTGTGATTTTAGATAATTGACCAGCAGCTACACTACCTCTCCAAATAGAAGCATCAATAAACTTAGAACGAATTAAAGCTTGTTGCTCAATTAAAGCCTCTTCGATAGTTGCAGGAGGAACGAAATCGCCACCACGACCTCTTGGTTGCTGACTTGCATACCAAGTACCGTTTAATGATTGGTAATCGAATTCAACTGCTTCCATAAATTTCTTAGGGTCAAGGTATTTCTCGCCCAAAGTCATAGACCCTGCGCTATTGAAAGCTGCCACAGAATCTTGAACAGTTATTGTGTTAGCCATAGTTTTAACTACCGCTCTTGAATCGATGTCTGTGTGTACAGAAATCAATCCGTTTTCAATCGTTCTTCCTCTTAAGACCGACTGCGCTATTATGCCTTCTAAATCCTTACCAGCATAAGTGTTTGGTGAAATTGTTGGTGTTGCCATTATTTAATGAAATTTTGAAAGTTATTTAAATGTTGTTTCCAAGTCGGCTCATTTACCGAGTTTGTCTTGTTTGATTTTGTTGGAGTAGGCTCTACAAAGTTTTTGAAAGCCTCAGCGATTTCGTTTTTAATAACCTCGCTTAGGTTTTCTTTTTTGTCCTCTACTACTTCCTCCTCCATTGGCTCTTCTTCTGCCTCTTCTTCTTCTTCTTTAGGCATCAATTCAGCCATAGCTTCTTCTAAAGCTACGATTCTTGGCTCAAGTAGTTGCATTACTTCATCTACGATAGCCGTTTGTTCTTCTGGTGTAACTTCGTTGTCCACTTCGTTCTCTAAACTTGGAGTTTCGCTTTCGTTAGAAATCTTATTCCAAATCTTTTGAAGCAAAGTTTTTTCTTCAGTCACAACTGGTGTTGTTTCTTCCATTTTTTCTTCTTTTTGATTTATAAAATTAGGTACTAATAAGTCTTTATTCACGAATGTATCTCTTGAGTAGTTAGCCACTTTTTTAGTTTCCCACTCCTTACCTACAAATCCGTATTTTTTGGCTTCCTTAAAGTTTAGGTATTCTCCGTGTCCACCATTGCGTTCCATTAACTCGGCAATAACTTCTTTTTCTACTCCTAAATTCAAATACACTTGATTGATTGCGCCTTGCCATTTTTCAAGGTCGTTAATCATATCTTGCATATCGTTCTCATTACCCTCAACGTAGCTCATTACTTTATGAACAAGGAATAAACCCGTATTGTCCATATAAATGTTTTTTACGCTGGTAGCTGCGCTTCCTATAATAGTAGAAGCCGAAGCATTTACACCTCTATAATAAGTGTTAATCGTTGCACCGCTATTCCTTAATAGGGAATAAATAGCTAAAGCGTGGCTAACATCTCCGCCTAAACTCTCTAAAGTCACATTAATCACATCAACACCTAAATTCTGCAAGGCTTTTATCTCCTCTGCTTTCTGTTCGCTTGTATTGGCTTTGTACTCCTCGTAAGTATCTGCCCAAACGTTATACCCTATATCGCCAAATATCTCAATATCTGCGACATTATCGGTTTTCTTTATGTTTAAAAAGGGTGTTATTTTCATATCTCGTAAATTTACTACGTTATAATTATAATTTTTGTAAATTATCTATTAGTGATGTTGTAAATAGTTTGAAGCGATACGCCATACTTTCTGGATAGCTTATTCCTCAATTCCATAACGCTAATTCTACCAGTATTTTGGTTGTAAAAATCTGCCTTGATCACTTCTTTAATTCTGTCTTTGTGATATAACCCCTTTTCGGCTAAATCTAACGCATCGTTAATATGTTCTTGCTTGTTCAACATTTGAAACTTTGGTTTGTAGTTTAGTAAAATCCTGCTCTACGTTAATTACTTGCATTTGTCTGTTTTCGTTTGCACTAACTAACTCACTCAC